CTAACATTGAGTGAGTAAAGTTAACTTTAACACTCAGAACATGATCATCATTGGTCAAGAAATCAATCAGTTTGAATAAACGATTGCTTGTTCTGCCTCTGATTGCTAACATTTCAGATTTAGAAATAAATCCTAAAGCCGCAAAATTCATTTGCGTATGTAGCAACTCTAGTCGAGAAATCTCTTGATCTAGAGCGATTAAAAGATTATCTGGATCTTCAATTGAAGCCAAATAATGATAGAATCGTCCAATTTTGAACGAATCTCCGTGACGATAAGCTTTGTCACGTCCCTCGGATACCATCATCAAGTATAAACTTGTTATATCATGTATGGTATAATCAGGGAACCAAGGACCAGATTCTTGATAATTATCAAGTTTCTTGGCCAGGTCTGATGCGGACCATTTGATCCAGCATGAACCTTCGAGAATAAGATTCTTCTTTTCTAAAGCCATATCGGCAGCAGATAGATATTGAATCAATCTCATATAAATAAGAAAACTCTTATTTACATTAGTTGAAGGTACATCAACTAAGACTTTTAAGTTTGAATCACATATGTTATTCTCACAAAAAACGTCAAATAAAATAGACATTACAGTAGCAAATTTGCCCTGTTTTGATCTAAGTAGGCCTTCTAAAACGAGAGCATTACCAAGCATAAGCTTTGATTGCTCTTTATAGATATCGAGTTCGATTATCTTTTTAGTAAACTCTTTCAAATTGATAGACGTACGTTCTTCAAGATGAACGAGAAGTGTAGGAAGTAAGAAAATATTCTTTTCAACTTCAACACATAACCTAGCACTAATTCTGGAAACATCGTTTCCGTAATTAATGTTCCTAGAGGCGAATTCGCCAACTAGGTTATCAGAATTGGCAATCTTAGATTTCTGATCAGAAATCACCATGCCCAGGTCTTTTTCATAAGCCTGTCTGATCTTTGATTCTGGATCGTAGACCCAGAAATCATCGCCTACTTTTTGAAATAACTCCCTTGGTGTTTGTAATGACACTTCTGGATAGTATTTCTGAAGTAGAAATTGAAGAATACAGAAATCTGTAAATTCAGCAATTATAAATGAGGATTTTATCCCCATTCCTTGTCCAGTCTTGTAGATAACTGGTCTATCAAGACCTTTTACAGTCCAAGGACACTTTACGGCGAGCGTATACCAAGCTTCGGAGAATTCCTGGCTTATTAAACGCTTTAAGATAAGCTTCTGCAATATCGCAGGAAGCATATCAGTCCAAGCCTTAAAATCATACGACCTTATTCCTGGTCTAATATGTTTTAAGAGAGAATCAAAGCCTGTTTTATGATCATAAAACGCTGAATTCTCACCGAATAAGAGATCTCTTAATTCAGTTATGGAATCTTCTAACCCAGACAACAAAATTTGTGTCGGGAGGTTAGCGATTGCTATTGTACGTGACTTGTTGGCTACGTCTGTAACCGCAGTCAGTTTATACAAGCAAATCTGTCCAAGAGGACGGAAGTGTGCTTTATTCAAAGACACAAAAGTATCTACTCCAGGATCAACATTTTGACCTGAGATGGTAGAGATTGTGCCTGTTTCGACAGTAGAGTCGATCCAAGGTTTTACTTTAACAGTTTTTGAATTCTCATTACTGTTAAAAACATTAGAAACATTCTTATGAAGTTTCTTCTGTTTATATGACTTAAGCTTGGCGTTTGCCTTGCGGGTTGTATTAGGAATTTTAGAGATTTCTAAATTCTTACCTAACTCTGATAATTCCTCAGTTGATATATCAGGACGGTACCCGTGAACTTTATAGAACAGTTGTTCATAAGATTCACTACACTTTTGAAGATAATTGAAGTAAGAAAGATTATTAGTCTCCTTACAGATAGTTTCAAAAGCCAAAACTAATTTCTTAGTTTTGAATATTTTATAGACTTCCATATGGAAGCTATCTAATTTTGGAAGTCCATTCGGACCCATTTTGTGAATATGAAGATCAGGTTTGACCTTTTTATTCTTAAATTCCTTACGGAATCGTTCAACGATCGTTGAATCAAGTCTTTTATCGAGGAAGAGATTGATCTCTTTCATAAAAGAATCTGAGACTCTACTCTTATGTAGAATAGTGTCCAGAGAAATTTCTTTATAGTCTTCAACCATTCGGTTGAGACCGAAGAAAGATCTGATCGCTTGATCAGATTGTTTCCTAAACGGTCCTTTATGTAGAACTTCATCTACATACGGACTTAGTTTATGAAATATAGAAGGCCAGTTGTTAACTTTGTTAACGGCCAGTGAAGTTGGAAATACCGGCTCACACCCTTCTAAGACACGGATACAGAAAGTGACTACTTCCTTGTATCTTTTCTCACCATTTACAACCCCGTGATTTCTCACGTAATTGTTATGGATTTCTTTGACTAGGTTAATAGTAGGAGCTACTAATTCCCTAAGTTCTTTTGATCTCGTCTCTAGATCCTGATTATCTGTGATAAACAGAGATTCTATTGCGACAGAAAGTACTCGAAACCGAGTGCTTTTCACAAGACCTACTTCTTTAACGATCGTTTTCGAAGTACCCTCTTTTCTAGGTCTAGAACTAGACTTTGATTTTTGTGGAGTC